TTATTAGCGTTAGTATCAACTGCTTCTGACAAATATGTGAATATTAATCCTGAAGTATTAGTCAGTGGTGTTTTTGGTGTAAATATAAGTTTGTAAGGAGTTCCTTGCTTTAATGTAGCGGTTTTATCCATAGACCCAAAAGTCACGATATTATCTTTACGAGTCGAGAAGTTTGTAGCAGTATTACCTGTATCAAAAGTAATGTTATCAAACGTTAATTTGCTATCATCATATCCAATCTTATATTCAGCACCTGCTAATCCAGGGACAGACAATCCAACTGAAACGACTACTTTACCATTTACAATAGCCGTGTCTACAATTGTAGTCTCTGTTTTAACAGATGTGGTTTTAGCAGTAGTCGCAGGTAATGGCGATGAGTGTGAAAAATCTAAATCTCCACCCCAAGCGTATGATAAGTTATAAGTCTCACTATCTCCTGTAGGAGTTATGATAGCTTGTGATTGATTTGATGAAAATGTACTTGTAAATCCTGATAAGAATTTAATAGGCTTAGTCATATCTGTAGTAGGCAGCATAAGTCCTTGAACAGCTGACAAATCAACACCCATAACAGTAGCGAATAAATAGTAAGCGTCTTGACTATCAAATGATTGGTCTTGAGTAATATTTGCTATTCTACTCTCTAATAAAGTTTGGAATTGAGCATCTGTATTGTTAATACCTCTGTCTGTTAGTGCTTTGAACGCTTTGTAAGCATCTGTAACAGTAATTATATCAGTTGGCACTTGCTGTCCGTAAGAAGGAGTAACCATAACCACATACTTCTTGTCTTTCAACAACTTATCTGTCAACAACTCTCCTGAACTATCTAAAGGCTTACGAGATATTCCAGAAGCCCCTATGCAACAGATGGTAGCACCGGAGAGCTTGACATAAACATAATGATGGAGTAAAAATATAAGTAGCATGGCAATAAACGAAGACATAGATTATACAGTTAGTGATTTTGCAACCCCAGATCAGAAGGTTGCCGATCCAGAACAACCTAACAAGCCGGTATTAGTAGAGACTGTTGAGTGGCTTGATTCCAAGATAGCTGAATATGACAGCTTGAGTTTTATTGATCCGAGTGCTGAGAATGTAATGTCTACCCAGCAACAAGTAGCAGTTATGAAGGAGGTTATTAAGAATTTGCGAAGTATTAGGGCAACACTAAACAATAAGCTTAAGGAGCTAAAATAATGTCAGACCAAGATCAAGATATAGCAAAGGAGTTTGAAGAAGCTTTTAATAATGACGACAATCAACCGACCCCCGAAGAAACTCCAAAAGAGACTCCAGAGACCCCCGAATCCCCAGAAAGTCCTAAAGAAGAAAAAGAAGAAGAGCCAGAAGACAAGCCAGAAGACAAGCCAGATGATGGAGCTGAAGCGCCAACGCCAAAAATCCCTGAACCGGCAGAAACTCCTGAGAAGAAAGAGGAACAAGACGATACAGAAGATCAGCCCAAACCTCTAACAGAAGATAGCGTCAGAAACATTATTAGCGAACTCCGGAATGAAGAGCGCTCATCTAGCAAAGAGATTGAAGAAGCGACTAATGAAGTTATCGAAGCCTATTATCCAGATGGCCTCTCTAACACCTTGATTGATGAAGCTTCTGGCAAAGAGCTCAAAACTCCTTCAGATGTAGTTGAAGTCTCTGGCGGATCTATGTCTATCGAAGAGGCGGCTAAATGGCTACTCAATGAGCAGTATAAGCTAGATAAAGAAGTATCTGAGATTAAAGATAAGGCCAAGAAGATTGCCGACACTACCTTAAGGTTCGAGAAGGACAGCCAGACTGTTCTTAAGAAATATGAACCACTATTTAAGGCATACCCATACCTTCAAGCTAGGACTTGGGGTCAGTATAAGAAGTTAGTACAGACCGATAAGAATGAGAAGTTTGTTCTATCAGCCCCAGACATTGCCGAGTTCTATGACTTCGCGCTTGATCCATACCGTATGGCCTATGAACATGGTCAACAACAACCGGCTACAGCTCCTACACCAGAGGAGAAACCACCAGAGCCACCAAAACCGACAGCAGAAGATCGTTTAGATATAACAGGTGACGGTGGCTCATCAGAACCACTTGATCCAAACGACTTCGCTGGTAACGTAAGAGCAGAATTAGCTAAAGGAATTTAAGGAGAAATAATATGGCAACAGCAACAGATATCACAAAACAGGAAGCACAGGAAGACAAAAGGCCTGAAGGTATAGGATTCTATAACATTCAGTCAGGTGAGACTTTATACGCAAAGACAGAGCCCCAGATTCAAGGCTTCATCAACAGTAGCGATCTAGGCATCAATGCAAGCCGTGGTCAGGACTTTAAGTGGAGAATCCATCCTGAGTGGGTTAAGGCTATCCGCGCATTTCGTGCTAACGAAGCAAAGATGTCACTACTAATGGCTAATAACAGTGGTCAACCACCTAGTGATCCACAGGTCTTGTACGCCATCTATGGTGAACAACTACGCCAATACGAGCAAAAACAGGAAGATAACAGCACTCCTTACGAGGAAGAATATCTAAAGGCTATCAGCCGGAACCCTAGTAAAACGTAACATTAGCTAACTCGCTGGCATATTCCTTGTTAGCATTAGTCGATTCAGGAGAGTATAAAAACTCTCCTTTTTCGTTGAAGTAATAATAGATTGCAGCGTATAGGTAGCGTAGTGCATCGGCAACGTGAGATTCGCTTTTGTGGTCTGGGCCTACATAGTCGCCGGTCACAGGGTTGTATTTACGCTTATATATCCGTATCTTGCGAGAGAACTCCGGCGTAGTTGGCTTATTGATAAGGGTTTGTGGTAAGAACTCTAATACTCTATCAATACCCAGCGTAACACCTTCCTTACGAAGTGCTGAGGCGTTAGTTACACCCATCTTGTGCATATAATCTATACGTCGCACATTATCGTTTGTGCTGTGAACTGAAGCATCCCACGGCAGGAAGTGCCACCCGTAGTTATAAGGCTTAGTTCTTAGGAACGGAATCATCGTATTGAGTCCGAAGTTCTGAGTCTCATACATATCAATGATTCGCACCTTCTTATCGTAGTATTGGAAGAATAGGATAACCATAGAGTCACTACGGCCTAAGTCCCAAGCCGTATATACAGGGTGCGACGGGTTATGAGGGTACTCCCCTATAGTGCCGTCTTTGTCTTTTCGGCTCATAATCTGGCCATAGTAGCTCTCTTCAGATGATTGGCCCCAGTCTAGGAGCATTTCTTGACGGAACTTGAAGTCGTTGCCATTACGCAAGATGTAACCCTGTCGTGTCTTCTCAAGCTCTTCAGGGGTCATATAGTGGCTTGCGTCGATATAACAGGTGTACTTAGTACCAGTTTTATCTGCTTTGAATGCTTCGTGCATCCGGCGCATTGTCTCACCATTGATACCGTCAATCTTAGGGGTGCCTGTATAGATACGCTTACCCTTGTTACGCTCTGTAATAGGAGCTACGACGTTGACAGCCTCAATCTGCTGGTCGGCAAACTCATCAAACCAGTAGATCTTGCCGTTGGCACCACGGAGTGCCTCTGTATTGGTGGCACCTAAGACCCTAAATATAGAGCCGTTAATAAGTGTTTGACGCATATCGTCATCTGAGTTGCTCTGACCGGCCAGCAAGCCTCTAGGCATATGGTCTAGGGTCTTAAACCCGTCATCTTCGATATTGGTCCAGAAGTTGTCAAAGCCCATTTTAGCCGTAGGATAGACTCCAACAGCAGTCTGGACTTCTTTTACTAGCCGTGGCACTATGCCCTCACTGTAAGTTGTAGTTGTTTTGGCACCACGACGGGCTATGACAAGCAGTAGCTCGTCAATCTTAGGATCGTTCAAGGCCCTAACGATGTCTTTTTGATAATCTCTTAAGGGAAATCTATGTGCCGGAATTTGCAGGGAACTACCCTCTCTTCCTTCTATTAACATATTGCATAGTTTTATTGTACCACTTGTGTTATATATGGTATATTTAAGACAGCAGTAGAAGACACAAATATATTTTTAATTGAAAGGATTGCCTTATGGCTTCTGAATATGGCATTAAGACCACTTCCATCCTAGATGTTCCTCTACAAAAGGAATCTTATGTTGCTAAGTACCTCGACGCAAACGGCGTTGATTTTACTTCAGCACAAACAGTTCGATTATTGAACTACGATATTAGTGGTGGTTCACTAGGTTCTTACGATGAAACAGCAACTTCACAGACTGTCACTCTCGCTGAGACCGCTAAGCAAGATATGACCCTTGCTTACAACAAATATAAATTCCTTCGCATTCAAGACACTCTTGAACAAGATACTCCTGTTGCAGCACTTGCAAGCAAGTTCGCTAAGACTTGGGTATATGAGAAGTTCATCCCTGACTTCGACGCTTACGCTTTGACTAAAATCATCGCAGCTCGACCTGCTGGTAACAAGGTTACTTGGAACAGCTCTACAGGTGATATCAAGCTCAGCTTCTTCAACACTGTGTCTAAAGTTAAGACCAAAGGTGGCAGCCCACGCAATATGATTGCTTGGATTCCTTACGGAACTTCTGACATCTTCAAAGCATTGGTAACAAGCTTTGACGGTTCTGATCTTGGCTACACAGCCGGTAAAAATGGTGCTCTAGGCCCAGTTGATGGCGTAATGGTTGTTGAGACAGACGGCACTTACTTCCCAGCAACTTACATTGATGCAATCGTAGCTGACAAGCGCGCAATCATCCGTGTAACACCTAAGATGGACCCAGCTACAGGTAGTGGCATGAAACTCATTAAGGACGTACCGGGACACGGTGGTTCTGAGCTTCAACTACGCGCCCGTGGCGATGTCTTTGTATTCGGCCTTAAAGCCAATGCAATCGCGTCACTAGAACGTACTAACTCTTAAATCGGAGTTTGAGGTTTAGGGGGTATTTCTGATACCCCCTATGCTAAAATATACTTATGCCTTCAATAGATAGAATCAAAGCAAGCGACGGTACTGGCCCAGCCAGCATTGCCACCGTACAGAGCACACGCGCCGCCTTATCATCGACAATAGTGGTCGACACTGTTGATAATATCAACACCACTTTTTATGGCACTATGGGTACACCCCACACCTTCGTAGATCCTGTTACCTCTGAGACTATTACAGTCATATCTGAAGCTACAGCGGTAGACTTCTCCGGTCACGTTGATGGCTCTAATCTTGAGATTGATGCCATAGATGCTGGATTTACCGATAACGGTAGTGACGTTGGTGACATAATTATAATCAAGCCTACTACGGAACACATGAACAACGTAGCTGACGTTTTAGAGGTTGCACACAACGATGACGGAACTATCAAAAACGATGCTATTACCACAGAAAACCAATTCACCGACAATGTAGACCCTGTTCTTAGAGCTTCAAATATGTTTTATGATTTTGTTGCTTCAGGAGGCGTTTGGACTGGTGATGCCTATGGATCAACTAGAGCAGCCTCCATGACAGCATTAGTGGCTTATATAAATGGCCAAAGGGGTACAGTATCGGCTGTAACAGCACGAACATTTACAGCTTCTAAAGACACTTACATTGATGTGTTGAATACCGCTGGAGTATTTTCACTTGTATATACAGAAGTAACCAACAACGCAGCAAGTCCAGCTCTCGCAGCTAACAGCATTCGCTTAGGCATCATCGTTACCGATGGCACAGACATACAGAACGCTGGCTCTGTAAACCAAGGTCAAGAAAATAAGGTACTGCCTATTGCTTCATCAGTACCTTATGCAGTTACAGACTCACTAGGCAACCTGATTTGTCCTCGTGACCCTCAGAGAAAACTACTTGGATATAGGCAAATAACAACTGATTTTTCAACAGCTAGTACCTCTAATGTTCAAATAACAGGATTGTCGGTTCCAGTGCTAGTTCCTACTGGCAGAAAAGCCTATGTAAGCCTAAATGTTCCAAGTTTATACAACTCTACTACAGGTACAAATAGTGTGGTTTCAATATGGGACGGGGTAGTAGCTTCTGGCACACAAATAGGTGGCGGCACGTCAACTTCAAATCATGTAAACAATCAAGTTCCAATGCAAACTGGCGCAGTAGTGACACCATCGGCTAGTTCAAAAACATATAACGGTGGTTTGGCTGCTGTTGCTTCTGGGACAGCTACTTCCAGAGGTACAACTATAGCCCCAGCATGGATAAAAGTGGAGCTTTTATAAGGAAAACACTATGAATACTAGAGAACAAAAGACCATAAACGACGTTCAAACAATTCAGGCCGTTATGAAAGAACACCAAAAAACCATGCAAAAAGACATCGACGAGCTAAAGACTGCCTTCAATTCGTCTACTAAAGAGATAAACACTAAGCTCGACACTATAACCAGCACTCTTGATGCAATAACCGCTGGTAGAAAAGTATTGATATTTTTAGCAACTCTAGCAACAGCAATAGGAGGAATAGTTGTTGCGTGGGTGAACGGACATAGGGGGTAGCATGGCAGGATACCCAGGCTCTATCTGGACACCAGCAGCTAACGGAAACTTTGCCTATGGTCGCACTAAGCCTATATCTCGAATTACCTTCCACCACATCGTAGGTGATGCAGGGGCAGCTATAGCCCGATTTAAGACACCTGGCGTTGAGGTTAGCTCTACCTACGTTATAGGTACAGATGGTCGAGTTTACCAAATGGTAGATGAAGCTAACACTCCTTACACGGACGGCAACTACGACAGCAACAGTCGCTCAATAACTATTGAACACGCTGGCGGTGGCAGCACACCTTACACCGAAGCTATGTACCAATCATCGGCTAGGTTAGTCAGTTACCTAATTAAGAAGTACGGAATAACAGACTTCAAACGACACCGAGACATCATTGCCACAGCTTGCCCAGGCACTTTA